TGTCTGCGTTATCTGTTAGCCAACACGGTCATACGTTTTTGCTAGTACATCAGGTTTGATAGGATAGTACTCACCAGACACTCCACGCATGATATAATCACCAATAGACGCGTTTAATGGCCCTTCAAGGGTAAAGATTTTTAATCCTTCACGTTTTACAACTTCTTCGTATTCTTCCCATGTCCATTTTTGCGCAGACGGATGTAATCCAGTAAAATCTATGATCTCTCTCAGATTATCGCCTGTCCATTGCACGGCTTCGTTAATGATAGGTTTTTTACGGAATAGCATTCTTCCTCCTCTTATAAAATTAATTATTGCGTCAAGTCTTTGTACTGTTGGTTTTGGCATTTTTAACCCCGTTAAAATTCAGATAACCAGTCCATCCAGCCGACAAGCGGCTGATGTCGGCGTTATGCAATCAAAACATTGCAACTTGCCGGGTCTCCCTGTCAAATCTCTCTTTTGCGGCGTTGAAGTAATCAACGTCAATTTCACAGCCAACAAAATCACAGCCGAAATAATGCGCTGCTATTGCGCTGCTGCCAGAACCTAAATGCGTGTCAAGTATCCGCTGTCCGGGCTTTGCGTAGTTCCTTAAAATCCAGCTGTAAAGGGCAACTGGCTTTTGGGTGGGGTGAATGCGGAACTCTTTGTTTTTCATGTCCTGTTGAATCATGCCATTCCATACATACCTAAAAAACCGGACAGAGTGGTGCGTTGAGCAAATAGCTATTTCACCTTCACCAAAAGCCGTGCCTTCTTTATTCCACACTATCGCCCCCCCCCGAAGACCAAAGTAATTTCCGCCCCACACAATTTGATTTTTACTTACCCGTTTAAGTTCTAAGAAATATTCTGGCGGTGGCATTGTGTTTTTAAATAAGTGGTAGTCTTTTCTATTGGCTGCATGGCCTTTCCCATTAGAAATACCAATGGCATCTTTGTTTTCATACGGCGGGTCAACTACAGCCAGATCAAACGCCTTGTCCGGCAGCGTCGCCATGTATTCCATACAATCTATGTTTAGGAGTTCAACCATAAAGCCTCAATAAAAAAGCATAACAATTCAATCCAGCGGACGTCTTATAGCCGCCGCTGATTTCTGCGTTGGGCAGAAAACCGCCTAACTTTTTACTAAGAATAAATCACTGCTTATATTCCAATAAGCGGACATACGTTTTCTTACCATCCAGCAACAAATGTTTGTGCCGTCAATTTTCTGCAATGAAATATCTGCATCCTTTATTTCGCGTGGGTGTGCTTCTTGTATTTCTTTTATACTTCTCCACTCCTTTGGTGCAGGTTCGGAGCTTTCTTTTTGTAAATTTATTGCCTTAAGACTTCCGGCTGAGTTTATGTCCATCTTGTTTCTCCTTATTTTAAATTTTGCGCCTTAAGCCCAACACCGTTAGGCTTCCTCACTTTCATTTGGTTCAGGCAAGCGATAATTTAAGAACTCTGCCGCCCACTGTCTAATGTCCGCTTTGGATCGGTTAAGGGAATGTTATGCTCCTCTTTCCAAACCTTACCATAGTGATTCAGATACTTACTGGCTTGCCGCTTTGTTTCAAATTTTTTAGGATTCTCTCTATACAACGCTACTGCAGAACCTTCTTTTCCCATATTTTTTTACCTCCTTCTTCAACTGCAAGTGCAGGCAAAATAATCTTTTTAAAAATATACAAATAAATCTCATAAAAACCTCATAACCAAGTCGCTCAACGCGGACTCGCTACGCTCCGGCTGATTTTTTCGTTTTATTTCCCACTGCTCGCCAAGTGCTTCCTCATCATTATAGCTGCTTTTTTAATCCTTCTTGACACGGTAGCCTGTTTAATCTTTAGCTCCTTTGCCACTTCCTCTTGGCTCAAATCAGCATAACAATACAGCAAAACTACTGAAGCTAAGTATGGCGGTAAAATCAGTAAAATAGCCTGTAAATCTTCTCGTTCCTTATCCGGTAATTGGTTTAGAATTTCCTGTGGAGTAAGCAGTTCTTTCACTTGTTTGCGTTTTACTGATGCCATTTGATAATCCTTATATAGTTTGCATTTTAGACATTCGTTGCTACCCTGTTTATTGTTGTAAAATTCACATTCTGGGTCAAAAGGGCAATTCATTTATACACTATACTTCTAACTTTTCCTGTTCAAGTTTTAATTCTGCCAATGTATCAACTAAAATTTCCTTAAATCTTCCACGTATAAGTCGTGATACACCTTCGTTCAACGTAATATTAACTGTTTGTTGGTTCGGTGTTATCTATTAATCTCTGTAACCTAAGGTATTCATCTGTTTTTTCCACAATTTTTCTTACTTTCATGTCTTTCCCCTTTCTAGTTTAAATTAATTACCTTACCACCACCAAAACGTATAATATCCACGCAAGAGCCATGCTCTCAACTATTTTTTGTGAACCTTTTTTCTTTTCTTTATTCTACCTTCCGGCGCAGTGAATAAATACATAATGTAATACCATCCCACAAAGAAAATCAGTATGTAAAGCACTAAGAGCATACAACCTCACAGTTCAACTTATCTGTGAAATATCCTACCATTTTCTGCCTAGAAACGCAATACTTTTTTGCAAGTGCCGCAATACATTTTTGCTTTCCGGCTTCGGGGCTTTTGGCTTCCGTAGTCAGCGTTGTTAGCTCTCTTTGGTAATTAAAGATAAATGTGTAATTCATAATTATTCTGTCCTTTTCCACGTATAAACACCATAAAAACACATAACAAAATAGAACGCGAAAAGTGCGGCTTGTGCGTAAACGCCCTTGTATATATCAATAATTACCCATGATGAATTTGCAATCATCCAAAAATAAAACCCACTGACCTTTTTTTGAGCATTTAGGATTACCCCAACAATACTAAGCCCCGTTACTATCCAAGTGATTAATTCAAACATTGACTATTTCCTCCTGACGTAGATTTGGAATTTCTGTGATACTTGCGAATATTAATAAGTCTTTTTCCTTAGCTCTTTTTAATTCCATGTCTGCACCAAAACTAGGTGCTAGATACAGAAACGCATTTGCCCACAAATCTAAAAAAGTATTATCATAATCATAATACCAAACACCACGGTCAACCTTACATGAGTAATGAATATGTAAATAATGAGTAAGATGCGGAACAAAGGCGTAATGACCTATGTCGTGGATATAATTTGCCGCCTCAATTACCCTATCTACGTTTTGTTGTGCTATTCTTGCGGCATCGTGAACGTCACTACCTCTAGGCATATAGGGGGCTGCAATATAAATTCTTAGCCTTTCCGCTTCTTTACTCATACCCATAACTACTCCTTTCTTTTGAAAATTTAACAGACACGCTTGATAGATTAGAAAACTGCTGATACCTTTCATTAAACACGGCTTTAATCATTCCAACTGCTCCGTGCCTATTCTTCGCTACGTTAATTTCCGCAATTCCTTTGTCGGGGTTATCTTCGTTCTTGTTATAAACTTCATCTCTATACACAAACATAATCACGTCTGCGTCTTGTTCAATAGCTCCGGTTTCCCGAAGGTCGCTCATCATCGGTCTTTTGTCGGGGCGTTCTTCAACCTTGCGATTTAATTGAGAAAGTGCCAATACAGCTATATTCATTTCCTTAGAAATCCCTTTTAGTGTCGCTGAAATTTCCCCGACTTCCAAATCCCTGCGCTCGCCTTTTTTAACTGATTTAACGAGCTGTAAATAATCAACCATGAGTAATTTTATTCCATAATCTTTAACTGCTCGTCTGACCTTGCGCCTTAATTCATCGGTGGTCATAAAAGCAGAATCATCATAGTATAGAGGAACATCGGCTATTGACTGCGCCGCTGAAACTAATTTAGACCAATCGCTTTGAGCAATAAACCCTTTTCTGATTTGCCTGTTCTCGACTCTAATCCTAGAAGCAAACTGCCTCATCATTAAATCTACATTTTGCATTTCAAGCGAAAGTATTAGACTTGGGTTTCCGTCTAATGCCGCCGAGTCAGCGATATTCATAGCAAGGCAGGACTTACCCATGCCCGGACGACCAGCAATAATTGTTAAACATTTGGGAACAATCCCACCCGAAACTTCGTCTAAATCGGTTAGCCCTGTTGAGATGCCAATTAGCCCTGTCCCTTTGCTTCGTAATTCAATCAACGCCATTGTTTCCCTGCATACTTCCGCAGAAGTCTTGATAGTTTCTCCGGTGGAAAGAGGGTTGATTAAAAGCGTAGATTTTTGCGCTTGGTCAATTATTTCCGTGACTGGTTGGTTGATGTCATAAGCCGCATTGGTTATCTCATAAGCTGTATTAAGCAACTGTCGCCTTAATGAAAACTCTTTAACTATTTTAGCATAGTGTTCGGCGTTCACGGCAGACGGGACATTATCGGTAAGCTCCGCAATATAACTTGCGCCACCGATATTATTGAAAGCGTCCTTATCAAGAAACTGCCCAAAGGTAATTATATCAATCGGCGTTGTCTTGTAGTTCTTAATTATTAGTTCGTAAATCTTTTTGTGCGCCGTGGTATAGAAATCTTCTGGGGAAAGGATTTCAGATACAGAATCAATAATCTGATTATCAAGCAACATTGAGCCGAGGACTGCTCTTTCGGTTTCTATGTTATATGGCGGTGTTCGTTCAAGCATAAACCCTCAAGTGATAAGTATTTTTATTGTGTAATCTAGCATTTTATATACTGATATTAAATTCACCCACAAAAAGCCCTACGGGTATATTATATGTTATATTAATAAATCACTATCTACTTCATTCCCAAAAGCATCCCATCCAGCAAATTTTTCTCTTGCAAATAATTCAATTCTTTTTGCGTTTGGATAAAAATCTTCTATCATTTTTCGTGCAATATCCGGTTTTCTGCTATGCTTTGACGCTTTTTCTCTTAATACTGTTGTATATTTTCCACGTTGTTGTTCTGCTATTTTTAAAAATGTTCCAGTATAAAACCAAAGCAAGTACTCATGGGAAAATCTTACAGTAAAAGCGGGAGCAACCCCGTTGGTTTTATCCCAAATCAAACGTGCGTGTAGTTTATAGTTCGGCAAAAGCAATTCGGCTTCATGTAAAAATTTATCTATTGTCCACAAAAACAAAACGTGGTTTTCTTCCGTTGGAACGTTCAGTATTATGTTTTTAATATCAACCAACTCTAAAGTATTATAATCCAGTTCACGTCCTTGCTTCGGCCTGCATTTTCTAATACCGCCCTTCGTTTGCTTCCACGGCGGGTCAGCGTATATAATGTTGTATTTTCTCATTTGCAAATCCGTTTATAAAAACATATAACAAAATCAATCCAGCGGACTGCGCTCCGCTGGCCGCTGATTTCTTCGTTGGGCTACGCTATAACCCGAAACACCAAGCCAACGTTTTCAGAATAATAAGAATATTTTTCCGGTGTCCAGCGTCGCAGCGTTGTAAATAGGTTAAGGTCAGTAGTGTAGTCCTCATGCTCTTTTAAAAATATCAGCATTAAATATTTTCCACGCTTCGGAAGCTCGTAAGTTCCGTTGTCGGTATCGTAATCAAGAAAATTTTTAGATAAGTCTTCCAGATTTACCGGAATAACTTGTAGAAGAACAGCCGTTTCAATAACATCATTATGGCTGTTTAAAATCTTTTGGTATTTATGCGAAAACTTTATTTGTGGCATGTTACCTCACTTTCTTTATCAAAGGCGCCCAACAAGGCGCTAGAGCCAAAAAGCGGCTCAGCTTTTCGTTATGTGTGAATATTAAAACACCTTACTATTTCCGGTGTCCATCTAGCCGGTTTATGGTCTGGAAGAGGGAAAGAATCAATGCACTCAATCCGTAAAATCACATCCCTCAATGTTTTCTTTGCCCACTTCTTTGCCGTAAAATCATTAGGCCAGAACCTTACTGGCGGTAAAATCCCTCCTGTAATTTTATATCGTTCAAGTTTTTTTGTGGTTGTCACGTGATAGCCAATCATATAATCTCCAAAAATATTAAAAATCACTTAACAAGTCCATGCAGCCGGAGCGCAGCGATCGGCTGAGTTTTTCGTTATGGACAATACACACACCCATCTTTGGTTAAGTCACCCTTCACCACAATTCGCTTTCCGCACTTAGGGCAATTAACAGGCTCAAAATAGTTTTGTTTGGGTGCACTCGGCGGCGCATATTTCTTGCCGTTAGCTTCCCACGTTCTTATTACAGCTTTCCAGTCTTTTATCTTTTGGCCGCCTTTTAACTTCCAACCCCTTGCTTCTTGGTAATCAATAAAATATTGTGGTTTGATATTATTTTTTCTCTCTTGGCAATAAAGAGTGATTTCTTCTAAAGAAGGTTTTTTGAATTTTTTTACTATACTATTATTTAGTTTAGTATAGTTTAGTTTAGTTTGTGTATTATCGTCAGAAGTTATTATGTTTTGCTCGTAAGTTATACCATTTTGTTGGTAAGAAACTAAAATATCGTCTATTTTGATTATAGGATTTTTCCTATTTTTGTAGGCATGGGCGATACTGTCCAGAAAATCTTGTGAGGCAATAACCATGTTATTTTTCCATAATTCCTTGTGAATTTTTCCTGTTGTTGCCATCATATTAAGCATATCTAACCCAGATTCTTCGTCACAATGAGTTTTTGTAAAGAAAAAAAGCCTATCAGCTTCGTCTTTAATGCAAAAATGGTGGTCTGGTGTTGTGCACAGAAAACGCATTACGTTACAGAAAAATCCAGTTCCCTTACTTTGGTATTTACCCTCTAAAACAAACAACGTCTTTCCGTCTTTGACGTAAAAAGGGAAATAATCAACATCGTGTCGTTCTGGTCTAGCCATATATCAATCCTTTATCACCCCTTTATTGTATTAATAATTTTTTTTAATTCGTTATACATTTGACGAAGATAATCATCTCTTGTAATTCCACGATCAACAAACCACTGCTTGCTTTGGGTTTCTCTTTCATGTAGATATTCAAGCCAGTTATTTTTAGCAAGCCAAGCAACGATTTTTTGTTCGCCGGCTTTTGTGTGTAAGTATCTATGACACTTGGCGCAAGAAGGAAACCCGTTCTGCCAAGCGTGTCTAGTGAGTAAATTATTTCTTTTGATATAGTGATGAGTTTCTAGTGTGGTTTGTAGCCCAGACGTGCCGCACACAAAACATCTATTGCGGTGGATTATTCTACACGCCTTTCGCCACATGGATTGTAGGTTACTATCTGATAACCCTTTTTTCATTCTTTATTTGCTTTCCGACTATCACACCGCTTCGTGTTAAATTTCAAATCAGCGCATAGTTCGTGTTTATATACACAACTTCTTCGATAATGCAAGCATTGTTTTTGTTCTTCAATGTTTTCGGCGGTGCAGATACCGTTGACGTTCATGTTTTTCATAGGTTCACCAAAAATGAACAATGCGTCCCTGCGTGATTTTAAGGGGATTTGGCACGTGCTTGGAAACTCCTTGAGAATCCTCTGCCCCACCTATGTCATTTTTTGCCACCACAGCAAAGCAACTAGGCGATGTATTCCCTTGCAAGGTAGGGTTGCTGGTTAGGCATCTTTTACCTTCACGCATTGTTTGTCTTGTCTTATACACCACTAATTAGTAAAAGTCAAGAAAAAAGATTTGGGGTAAATAAAAAAGTTCTTGACAGGCGCATGCCGTTTATGTATAATGCTTCCAAAATAAGAGAGGTAATTATGAAAAGCATAAGCCGAGAAGATTATGGATATTATGAAGCACCGCCGGATTATGAAGAAATGGCTGAAGAACGTGAGCGCAGAGAAGCCCACGATGAGGACGAAGCAGACGAAAAAAGATTAAGGGAAGGAGAAAAATAAATGCACTTTCAGATAGACGAAAAAAGATTTATAGAAAAGACGGAAAGCCCAAAGGGTTTTGTTTCGCTTGTTGAGTGTTGGAAAGACAAAGACGGTAACTACAAACCTAATTGGGTAACAAAAAAGATTTACGGACAAGACAAGGTTGTTCCTGCTTCAATAGGATTGGGGAGCGACAAGGCCACGATTGCGGCATTTGGTAAGTGGTTAGCAAGTGACATGGAAACAGAAACACCCAAAGACGACATTCCTTTTTAGGAGGACATTATGAAATTTAAAATCTTTCAAGACCCAAATGGTATTTTTATGGCGTTTGACGATAACGGGAAATATATAGCGTCTGCGCTGAAAGAACAAGACATGCCTCAAGCTATTCGTGCTAGACTAAGAGGCAATCTTTTTATTTCCGAAATCGAAGTAGACGCAGAGGAGAATAAAAATGGCTGAAAAAACAGAAGTATTAGTCCGAGAGTCAACGCCGCTAACCCTGTTAAATATTGCGATTGAAAAGGGTGCGGACATTGAGAAGCTAGAAAAATTAATGAACCTTCACTTAACGTGGGAAAAAGAACAGGCAAAAAAGGCATATTGGGAGGCCATGACCGCCTTTAAGGCAAACCCACCGGAAATTGATAAAGACAAGAAGGTAAGTTATAAAACAACGGCAGGGACGACAGCATATAACCATGCCTCACTTGGAAACGTAACTGAAAAAATTAACACGGAATTAAGCAAACATGGTCTCTCAGCAAGTTGGATTACTACACAAGAGGCGGATAAAGTATCTGTAACTTGCCGGATAGCTCATATCAACGGACACTTTGAGGAAACAAGCCTAACCGCCGCGCCTGATAATTCCGGCGGCAAGAACAACATACAGGCACTCGGTTCAACTATTACTTATCTTGAACGCTATACAATTCTTGCGCTCACTGGCCTTGCCACTTATGAAGATGATGATGGCAAGGGAGGTGAAACTGTTTATATTAACGACAAACAGAAAAGCACAATCGTTGATATGATTAATTCAAAAGAAATAGATGAAGCTAAATTTCTTAAATACATGATTGCGGAATCAGTTGATAAGATTCAGGCGTCCGATTATGAAAAGGCAATGGCTTCCTTGCGAGCCGCAAAGGGGAGGAAATCTAATGCCCATCATTATTGATGAGTTTGAGCAATACTCGCCTGAATGGTATGCTGCCTGTGCTGGTAATGTTGGCGCAAGCAGTATTGACAAAATCATAACCACCACCGGCGCAAGGTCAAAACAGCGTGAGGATTTTCTTTTGCAACTTGCCGGTGAAAAGATAACCGGAAAGCAAGAGGAAACATTCCAGAGCTTAGCAATGCAGAAAGGAAAAGAGCGAGAGGCTGGGGCAAGGGCTTTATTTGAAATGCTTTATAACATAGAAGTCAAGCAATGTGCCCTTGTCTATAAAGATGAGTGGAAATTATGTCATTGCTCACCGGATGGATTAATCGGCGAGAAAAAGGGTATTGAAATAAAAAACCCCACGATGAAAACTCATATTAAGTATCTTTTACAAAACACGCTTCCAACGGAATATCTTTTGCAAACACAGATGAGCCTTTATGTAACGGAGCGAGAATCATGGTATTTTATGTCAGCCTTTGAAGGATTACCACCGTTGATAATTGAAGTTCAGCGTAACGAAAAGCTGATTGAAATAATTGGCAAAGAAATTAATGAATTCAACCAAGAGCTATTATTGCTTGTTGAAAAAATTAAGGCAAGGCAATGAAAAGCATTAAAGTAACGTCTATAAGAGAAGGTCAGCCCATATTCGATAAACCGCTTCAGGATTTGTTAAAGGAGTGCGTTGTTGGTGGGGCGTTACAAGTTTTATCGCCTAAAGAGTTTATTACCCATCAGCAGATAAAATGGTGGAAGGGCGTTTTGCTTCCGGCTCTCTCAAAGAACACAGGCGACTCGATAGAGTGTTGGGAAACAAGATTAAAGCTATCAGTTATGCCGGACGAATTTAAACCAGAAACAGTTTTGGTCGGAAACACAGAATATACCAGAATACCGTCTATAACAAAACTCGGTATAAAAAAAATGAACGAATTAATTGAGGGAAGCGTAGAAAAATGTTGGGATTGGGGTTTGTCTTGGGTTACGCTTCCCGATAGCGAATTAAGGAGTTGATATGACATTAGCACAGCCAAAAAGAAAAATACCGATAGCAATACCTGTTAAGAAACTGAAGAAGAAAAGGGATTACAGGATACTTTTTTGGGTTAGTTTGCTTATAAATGTGGCGTTAGCGGCACTGCTTTTGTGTAAGGCATAACGCCGGAACTCAGGCGGAGTGAGCCGCAGGCGAGGGATCGCCTGTAGTGATTTGTTAGCACTTTTTTATTTTAGATTGGAGAAAATATGACAACGAAAGAACGAATGGCGTTGCTAAGGGAATGGGAAGCTCAGTTTCGTCTTATTGATGAAGCGTGGACTTCGCTTGAAAAGTTATTCCGTGGCCTTGATTGCGATTCTCAAATCGGGAAAGCAATGTGGGATACTTTTTCTAAATATACAAAGGCTATGTCATCACAAATTGGCGACTCCGGGGAATGGTTAGACTGGTACTGCTGGGAAAATGATATGGGGCTACGCATGATGGAAGCGAAGGCGTCGTCATGGAAGAAGATGCGAAAAATAGTGAACCTAGAAGATCTGTGCCGATTAATTGAGTCTGATATTTCGTGCTAACAATTAATATACGTAGTTGGTAATTTACGGGTTTTTCTGCACGAAAGGGAATTTCTGCAAAGGGGCGACTATGGACTTTGAAAAAGACACTATGGAATGGATAAATCTCTGGAAAGTGGTTCTTTTACTTCAAGAACATGATATTACCCTAAAGCCCGACAGAACAAATTCAAATGAATACGCAATGGATTGTTCAGCGCGATTTCCCTATTGCGGTGCAGACATGACTTATAATGCAAAGGTATTTGACCAACTAGCAGATGTGCCATTTGACCTTGTGCCACACGAATTACTACACATTAACTCAAAAGAACTTGAAACTTTAGGGCTTGACCGTCACGCCACAGCACAACAAATAGATTGGGCGGAGGAAAGATTAACCGACAAAACAAAAAAGATTGTTTCACGGATTGTTTTAGTAGCTTTATTTTTAATCAGTGGCAGAAAACGATTAAACAATAATTTAAAAGAAACAATGCAAGAATTAGTTAAGTTACTAAATGATTTTGATACAGATAATCTACCGGAGGCAAAATGCGAGAAGTAGAAAGCATATCGTTTAAAGGAAATGGACGGAAAATAGCCGTTTATTATTTATCCCCAAGTGATATAAAAAAGAAAAGGGTTTTTAAGGGCGACTGTATCGGCTTACGGTTTGACGCACAATCAAAAGAAAACTACACGGTTTATATGCGCCCAGATGAAGCGTTGATGGTAGCAGGGTTATTGGTAAACACAGTTTGGAAAATTACAAAATCCTATTGTTTAGGATTGGTCAGGCAAAAAAAGAGTGGGCGATAAAAAACACAGAGAAAAGAAAAAAGCAAAAGGGATTTGTGTTAATTGCACTCAAAGGGCAGTTGCCGGAAAGACACGTTGTAAAGACTGCGCCGAAAGGGACGCAAGAGAAGCTAGGAGAAGGAATATTAAATACAGGAAATACCGGAAGGATAACAGACTTTGTGTTAGTTGCAG